CTGCGAGCGCTGCTGCCACCGACACGGCCCCTCATAGACCGTCTCCCAAGTCTGCACCTTGTGACCCGTCGACTCGTCATCCGTGGTGCCCGTGCACTTCTCCACCAGCACCGTGTCCACCATGCGCGACTCGGCATACGCACGAAGCCGGGGGAGTGCGGCCTGAATGTCCTGGCCGAACGTCATGGCTCGAAGATCGGCTCGCCGGCGATGTCAGCACCGCATGAGCAATAGGCGGCGCCCAGATTCAGGTTGCACCACAGCCGGTGACACAAGGCCGAGTCGAACCCGAGAGTGTCGATCGCGAACGCCTTAACCTGCTTCTTCTTGCCGCCGAGCATGTCCCACCACTCCGGCAGGATGTCGACGGTCCCGGTACCACGGGTGAACGTGGACGACTCCGACCCGTCATCGACACTGATCTGCCGCGTCGACACCGGGTCCGGGTTCTTGATCTTCGCCTCGACCGCCCACCGCTCGACAAGCGCAAGCACGCCCTGGTCCAGCTTGGACAGATCCGGGTAACGCACCGTGATCTGCAGCTCGGCATCATCGAGCCACATCTGCCATTGCAGATACTGGACAGACCCCGCATCAGGGGTGGTGACGCCGAGACTGGTAGCGACTTCTTCGATCGTTGCGACAGACATGGCACCACCCCTCACTGCCTAGTCTGGGCAGATTGCCGACGCGGCTTGCGCTGCTTCGGCTCCGGTTTTGGCGGGTCGACCGGCTCCAAGTCGTCAGCCATCCGCCGAGCGGTCTCGGGGGAGGTGTCAATCAGGGAGCCGGTCGACTTCATCCGGTAGGCCGGCATGTCAGACCTGGTCGGCCGCGGCCTTGACGATCGCGAACCGGTCGGTAAACACGTACCAGCCATACACGATCTCCAGACGGAGAGCGATCTGGTTCTGGCGCTTCAGGTCGCCCTGACCGTCCGGGTCGCCGTAGCGGATCAGCTCGATCGGCAGATTGCGCTGCACGCCCCAGCGGATGCCGTTGCGGAAGTCGCCGACGATCGCCCGGTCAAGGGTGTCCGTCGCCTCAGGAGTGCCCGAGACGGTGTCGCCCTGTGCCACCGGGACACCCATGAAGTCCGACACGTTGGTGCCGAACCCGAGGTTCGGGTAACGCTGCTGGCTGGTCTCTCCGGAGCCGTCCTTCGCCATGAGGCTCGACAGGTCCCAGGAGAACTTCGGGTCGAAGAGTGCGCCGTTCACCGACACGCTCGGGGACGAGTTGACCAGCAGGCCGACAGCCGAGCGGAAGTCGGCGTCAGCGTCCGCGGTGACCTGGGTCACGACGTTGGTAGTGGCGTCCAGGTAGTTGTCCCAGCCGGTGATCGCGGTGCCGGTCAGCGGGTTGATGCGGTGCAGCAAGCCGAGGTCCAGGGCGCGCGAGAGCGCGACCGAACCGGAGTCTCCGAGAGTCTGCAGGACACCGAGCTGGTAGTCCTCGTCCTCCCACTGGACTTCCTCGCTGAACCGCATGGTGACCTGCGCCTTGTGCGGCTTGGCGGTGACGGAAGTGAAGCCACCGGTGCTGGACGACTTCTGTGCGCCCTCTTCGACGAACTCGGCCTTCGGGGAGTCGTTGAAGATGATGTAGTCCACCTCGCCGAACCGCTGAGGTTCGCTGGCGGACACCTTCGCGACCAGGGAGGTCGTACGCGCCTCGGTGATCATCCCCGACGCGATCTCGCGCGGCATGAGGACCTTGGCGTCATTGGTGCTGAAAACAGCCATGACGTTGTTGTTCCTTTCGTGTGTCAGTCCGCGCCGAACAGGGAGCGCACTGCTTCGCGCTTACCGTCCGTCGAGTCCTGGTGCGTTGATTTGCCCTCGTTGGGCACGTAGTTGCCTTGCTTCTTGCGATCCGAATCGCGTTCGGCGAGACGCTTTGCCTGTGCGGTCAGCGTTTCCTCGTCGGTGCCGGTCAGGAACAGGTCGCGGTCTTCGGGGCTGATGCCGTGCCGTGCAGCAATGTCGCTGCGCAGGCGGCCGGCTTCAGCTTCCGCGTACCGCTTTTCGAGGTCGGCGATCCGCTCGTCGGCGGACTTCTTCTCGCTGGCCTGAGCCTTCAGGTCGTCGTAATCGGCGTACCGCTCAGATGCCTTGCGCTTCTCTTCGGCGCGTGTCTTCGCGATCAGCTTATTCACGTCGTCCTGCGTGAAGATCTGCTCCTGGCCCTTATCCTGCCCATCGCTGGCGTCCCCGGCGTCTCCGCCTTCGCCATCGCCGCCCTCTGCCTCCATGCGCGTGTCGCCGAAGCGTGCGCGGTGGAAAGCCAGCAGGTCGCCGACGGTCATGCCGTTCACGAGCATGGTCATGTCACTCATCGGATTGCTCCCGTTTCTGTTCCGTCGAACATCAACCGGCTTTGAAGCGCAGCCGTCGCGCCAAACCCCTTGTGGGGCAAGATCATTCGGACTCATGCTCACGAATCCACTTGTAAGCGGCTTGGTTCCGCTTATTCAGTGCAGCTTCAGACCGTGGCCGGTTCACTGACTGCTGCTTCGCGGCGAAGGACACCTTGGTCACGTTCGGCGCCCAGGTCGGCGATGCGACGCACGAACAGTGGTCGTGTGCAAGGAAAGCCGCTGTTGCTTCCGTGTAGACCGCGCCCCTGTCGATGAGCATCTGGCAGAACCCGCACGTCTTGCCGGACCCGACGCGCGCCCAGCCCTTCGACTTCGGATCAGCTCGGGTCGACTGCACGATCGTCTGTCGATGCTCGTTCGCCACGGACCGCTGCAAGCCACCAGACAACATGGACAACGTCGCCTCAGGTCGCTGCTCTTCGGCGAACATCCCGGACAGGCTGCGGTCCAGCAGCGCCTTCCATTGCGCCTCAACCGGTGGTGACGCCAGCACTGCGCGGGCACGGCCGGCGACCTTCGCGTCGGCTCGGGAATCCTCGAACCAGTCAGCAGCCAGCGACGCCGCGGACGGGCCGTACTTCTCCTGGATCGCCGGCAGCAGCGTCAACAGCACGTCATACAACCGGTTGGGCTTGACCTTGCGCAATTGCGGCCAGATCAACACCAGGTCGGCGACCGCGTAACCAGTCAGAGTCCGCAACGCTTGGCGCTGCTCAAGCGCCGTTGCCGCTGCCATCGCCAGACTCGGAGACATCCTCAACTGGCGCCTGCTCGATTAACGACTGCAGGGCGCTCGAACCGCGGTTGCGGCGCTGCTCATCCTGGAACCGTTCGATCTGATCCCGCGACAGGCCCATCATTTCCAGACCGACGCCAGTCTCAGCGAATCCAGGGATGACTGCCGCAATCTTGGTTCCCGCATCGGCCGCGGCAGCCCTCGACGCATATGCCGGCGAATGGAACACCGGTCGGATCGACTGCCACTCATCCGGAATAGCCTTCAAGCCGTTAGCGCACTGCAGCGTCTTCAGCCACGTCCGGGTCAACGGCGGCGACCACCCATCCGTGGCGGACTCGGCTTCCTCGATCAACGGAAGATCCTGGATGAACAACGAGTCAGCGCTCGTCGGGTTCGCCATACCGCTTACGAAGTACGGCTCCGGGACGTTCATCTCCTTGGCTGCCTCCGCGGCGTGCGTACGCAACAGGTCGATATTTGGTTGCGGACTCGACGTGCTGATTTGCTCGATAGCGGCCCGCGCCAACGAATTGCCGTCATCCGCAAGCTCAATGTCATCAGGGATGAACCGGACACGACCGACCACATTGCGCATCGCCGGCGCCGTCGTGCCGTCGTCGGAGAAGTCATCCGAGTCGTTCGGACCCAGGAAGAACAGTTGCGGGATGCTGTACGCATCCGCATTCGGCTCCATCCGGATCAGCGCACGAACCCCCGCGTCGATGTGGCCCATCACAGCCCGCGTGATCCGCGAACGGCCGAACGGCGCCCGGATCTCCGGCCGATAAGCCAGCAGCTCACCAGGAACGCCCAGGTAGTGCTCCTGACGGTCATCGACGTGCCACCCGCCCGCGGCCGACAACTCCACGGTCGCACCATCCAGGTACAGCACCGCGGCAGATGGCTCAAGGCTCTCGTTGTCGCGTCCTGTGATCGAAAGCAGCGCATCCAGCGACCTACGGCGAGCATTCCAGACGCCCGTGCAGTCCAACGCATCCTTGACGCTCACGACGGCCTCAGGCTCACCGGCGCCGCCCTTGGTGACGATCATGAACGACGGGCCATGCTGTAACGAAGCGAGCGACCCAAGGTTGAACGTCTGCCGCATGTCGTTCGCGGCCCACAGCGCCTCAGAGCCGAGCGAGGACAGGTCACCATCTGACCAGGTGAAGTCATCCAGCTTGCAACGCCGGTCAAGCGCGTCAATGCCCTTCGCGGCCCACCCGAGGCGAAGCCCGAGCTTGAAGTAGAACGGCGGAATGATCGGCGAGAAGCGCCTCATCGACCGCTTACGGCCATAGAACGCACTGCGCAGGTTGTTGTCACGCTCCGTGGCGCGCAACTGGCCCCACATCTGCGCGAAAAGCTGCTGTTCGGCATCGCTCAAGCCACGGACGGAAGGTGCTTCGTTCATGCGCGAACCGCCTTCCTCGACTGGCGTCCCCGCCGCTCACCTGCACGTCTCTTCGACCACTTGACAGACCCGAAATGCGCTGATGCAAGCGCCAACAACGGCGCCCCGTTCGCCTCACCGGCGCGCGCGATCCGCCACTGGCCCGCTTTCCCGTCCTGTCGCTCGGATGACTCGATCGCCGCCTGCAGCAACGCGTCTGTGAGGTGCGAGATTGTCTTGTCGGCCACACCCTGCGCCAGCGACGCCGACGCCTGCGCAATCTCCGGGCCGTTCAGCGCGTACACCTTCATGCCCTTCGCCAGCAACGGCGCCTGCAGCACCCGCGCCATCGACTCGGCCGGCATCACGACCGGCAGGCGGCGCTTGCACCGCTCCCACAGCCACGCCACAGCCGCATCCTGACCAGCCGCAAGCAGGTTCTCGGGCAACACCTCAACGTGCGTGCCGTTCTCTCCGCTATGCGCCGCCACACACGCCCACAGGCGGCCTGACAGGTCCATGTCCAGGCCCACGGCAGCCAACGGCCACTCCGGGAGCACAGCGGGGATGCACAGCGCCTTCCACGCGCCCGGGTCGATCGCCTTATGCTCGTACGACTTCGCGTGCGGCCACACATTCAACCGCTCCCGGAAGAACGAACGCGGACCCATCTCGTTGAGCTCGTCCTCAAGCGTCTGCTCGAACAACCGACGACCCAGAGCCGGGTTCACCCGGTACCAGTTCGCCCGATCCGTGCACAGCTTCCGAAGCTCATCCTCCGTCAGCCCGTTCGGGTCAACATCGAGCCCGAACTCCATCCACGCCGCACGCTTCGACTCACCCGATACGGCGTTGTTGCGGATCCGCACAAACGCGGCACCCACGCCCTCATCGTTGAGCGCCGACGGTTTCGGAGGCGTACCCATGTAGATCGCGACCGGATCACCAGACGGCGCCGCAGAAATCGCAGGACGCGACGCCTCTAACTGCTCATCCTTGAGATGTTGCGCTTCGTCGATCACCAGCACGTCATTCGTGAAACCGCGCCCCGAACCATCCGAACGCGCGATGATCTCGATACCGCCCAGCGGCTTCTTCGTCTCCGGGTTGTGCAGGAAGATCGCTTCCTGACCGTTGACGTTCCGAATCTCCTTCACCAGGCGGTTCAGCTCCGGGTAGCGCGCGTCCGGATCATCCTTCTTGCGACCGAAGAACTCCTTCAGCCGGCGGAAGTGCTTCTGGGCCGTCTTCACCTCATGCGCCGTGTGCATGAACTTCAGCTTCAGCACGACCATGCCGTACAGCTCGACCGCTTCGAGCGTGCCGTTCTTGCCGTTCTGCCGCGGCACCGAAATGCCCCACGTGCCCGCCAGGAACTTGCCCGACTTGGCGTCACGGCGCAACCACAGCTCACACAGCGCGACCTGCCATGGATCAAGATCCAGTCCGAACCGCTCAGCGAACCTCGCAGCATCCGTGCCATCCAAGATGTCGACCGCACCCTTCGCGGTCGGCTCAACTGTCAGGCTCGGAGTCTGATTGCCGTACCTCATGCGCCACGAGATCGGCGACGTGCCGTGAACTCATCCACCGTCGCCGACCCGGACTCCGAGCCCGACTTCGGCGGCTCCAGCTCTTCGAGTTGCGCCAGGAACTCGGCGCGCATCCTGCCCAGCACCGCGTAGTTCTGATCCGAGCACTTCTCCGACAACATCCGCTGTTCGGCGCCCTTGACCATCGCCCGCAGGTGGTCTGCGCGGGTCACATCAGCCATCGCGAGCCTCCTGTCAGCGGGTGGGGGGTCGGCCGGGGGGATATCGGGCCCTATTCCAGAGGTTGCCCGTGGCCGTGGAGGGTGGGGGCACCCCCGGTGGGGTCACCAGGCTCGTGAGACGACGGGCGTCAGTGCGGTGTCGTGCCGCTGGCCGGCGGCGTCGTAGATCGGCGGGTTGGCGTGGAGTTCGGCTCGTGCTGGTTCGACCGGCTTATGCCAGCGCTTGCGGTTGCACCAGCGGTGCGCGAGTCGGCAGTTGGTGCGGTCGAATGGTGATCCGCCGAGTGCAACGGGAACGAGTTCGTCAACTTCGGGTGACGCAGGTAGTCCTGCTGGTAGTTGCACGTCTACCCGTTGGCCGCATAGGTGGCAGTAGGTCTCTTCCCGGAGTACCCGCCGCCGTATCCGATCCCGCTTGGTTCCGTTAGTGCGCCTGAGGTTGGTGGTCATGGGTGGCCTCGCAGTCCCGGGCCAGGCTGGCGACGGGGAACATGCGCCCGCATATCGCGCATTGCCACGGATCGGTCACGCCGGAGCCAGCACCGGAGTGTTCAGTTCGGTGATGATCCATCCGTCGCGGACGAGCGCTTCCCAGACGTGGCGGTGGTGTGATCTGCACATGCGGACGGTGACGCCGTGGCGTCGTGCGGTGTGGGTGGCCGGCGTGTGGCACCGGCTGCACCTAGCGACCCCCATCAGTCGACCCCTGGCACCGCGGCGTCTAGCTCGGGCATGACGTCACCGCCTCGTCGGGTGAAGGGCTCGGTGGTTCGGTGGCAGGCGGCACAAAAGCCGGATGCGCGGACGTGAAAGCACCTGATGCACACCCGG